TAGGCGTTTACTCACTTCTTCTTAGCGGTCTTGGCCGCGTTTATTGCTGCGTCCATTTCCTTAGCGTCTAGTTTGCCGTCGTCTATCATACTCTTAGCGACTTCTCTAATGACTACTACGAGCGGTAATAAGGCTGCCATTAAAGCGCCTTTAACTGGCTCAATTCCTACTCCAGCCGATAGGCCGAAAGTTGCTAAACCCTCGTAAGCAATTAGGGCTAATACTCTGATAATAAATGTCTTCATGGCGTGCCTTTCGTTAGGTTACGCCCTGTTATTTATTACTAGCTGGCTAAAATGTCTTTCGGGTCTATTGGCTTGCCGTCGCTCCACCGGAGTTTTGTTCTTAGCTCTACGTGTAAGTGGGCTCCGGTGCTGTTCCCTGTATTGCCACTTTCGGCAATATGCTGGCCTTTCTTAACCTTGTCCCCTGGCTTAACTAGCGCCTTGGATAAGTGAGCGTAAATAAAATACCCGCCCTCTACCTTTTGGACTAACTGCGTACCGTAAGCCTTGCCCCAATTAGCAGCTTCTATTTTTCCGTCGGCTACTGCTAGCACGTTTGTACCCTCTGGGACTGCAAAATCCACGCCTGTATGGAAACCGGTAGACCAATGGCGGCCTTTTTTGTTCCATGGGGTCGAAATACGTCCACCTTTAATTGGTAGTGCCATTATTCGCCAGGTAAATTAGCGTCGGCAGATATGACCGACAAATATTCGGCATATTCTTCATCTGTCATTTCTCTTACTTCGTCGTCAATTTGAATTAACGGCTTTTCTGTTGCTGTTGCTTTTGCTGTTGCCATTTTAACTTGTTCCATATCCGTAGACGTAAATAGTTCCGCCAGTTAAAGTTCCACTAGCGGGTGTAATTGTAAAACCTGTGTATGAAGTGTTTACAGAATGTAGGCAACCACTTGTACCGAATACGGTTCCCGAAACATAGTTAGCCATAAATTGCGTATTTGTTGCAGTAAATGGATTAAACACGTCACAATTTAATCTTAAAACATTTGAGGAGCCATGTCCCGCAAAAGGATAGTTACTCGTTGAACCACTCGTAATAGATTGAATAGAACCACCCCAAGGTAAATACATAAGACTATAAGCATAAGACGAAGTAGAGCCCGTATTTATAATGGTTAAATCGGTTGCGCTTGCGCTTGAAACTCCGCCGACAATTACAATTTTATAAGCGCTGTAAGTCGCGCTATAAGCATTAGTTACGGCAACGGACGAAACGCCGCTTCCGATTGTTTGCGTTTTTATTAAACGTAGTCCAGGGTAAGCGCCGCCTAAAGCTGTAAATAAAGTGGTATCAACTGCGCTGCCAAGCGTTCTGATATTTAGGGCTCCGTCCTTAACCAGCCCAGTATTTTCGGGGGTACTCCACCCATAATTCGTTGTCGTTGCCATTTAAGCATTCTCCCATATTGTCGTCGGATTGTATGTATTCCACGTAGTCGTGTTTGGCACTTGTAACCAAATTTGACTACGGTAGGTTTCTGAATAAGCCGAAACAAATAACGATAAATCGGCGGTATAACGGGTTAAGTTCCATTCCCAACCCTCTACGAAACCGTCAAAATCTAACCCAAATACGGCAGGTAAAGCGTTAGTATTTACGCGCAAACCATTATAAACGGCGGCTAACTGGTCGCGGGTTGCGTCGGTAACGGTTGGACTATGTAACGGCACGGTAAAGACGGCGGGGTAATTACGCGGATAAGCGCGGCTATACAAATAATCGTCGGCTTGTTCTTGAGCGTCTACGCCGTTTTCTAATAACGTGCCTTTAGTAGCTGCTAACTGGCCGTATAAAATCTTACTTTGTGCATCTTGTGCGTTCTTAGTTTGGCCATTTTTATAAATAATTGTTACATCATTAACAATTTCGCCCCATTGACTATTGCTACTTAAACCATTGGCTAATAAATCGTCGGCTGTTAATTCGTAAGGTAGGGCTAGGGCTCTGGCTGCGTAGTCGTCGTAATGTAATGCCCCTAAACCGTCTTCCCATAACACCCCGCGCCCTGATTGTGCAGCTTCTTGCGCCAATTCCAGGGCGTTTGCTTCGTCGGCTGCATAAGCTGTTAATTCATATTCACCTGGCATATCTATATTCGTGGTTAAATCGTCCACTAATGCTTGGCTGGTTGCGTCGTAACTAGCCCAGGTTACGCCATTAGGTAAATCGTTCCATGTTGTAACGCCGTCTAAATCGTCCCATTCGGTTACAAAGGCTTCGTGAAGAATGTTATAAACCCGTGTACCGTCAAATTCTTTAGCGTAACCGGAAGTACCTGCCAGGCGCTTATTTAACTGGGCTAGCACCCCTACGGCTGTAACGTTATAGCGGGCGATAGAGCCTATGTCGCCGTACTGGGGTAGGGAAATACTAATATCGGAAATAATGCCCGTAAAAATGGTCTGTGTGCCCGCAGTGCCCTTGTTAATGGATACCGTCAGGCTATCCGATAGTTCAACTTCTAAAGGGTCGTTAGCGTCCGTCCATAGTTCTACACTGGCATAACTAGGCTCTGGCTGGTTAAGTACGTCCCGACGCCCCGAAGATATCCTAACGCTGGATAGCGTGTTATCTGGGTAGAATATCCCGCCGTCTATTTCGACGGTTGGGTACGGGTCGTAAGTTGTCATAGTGGCGAGCCCGCCAAATTAACTTGTCCGGTTCGTAGGGTGCTATTTTGCATAATGCGTTCGATAGTTCGGCGGGCACTTTCGGCGTCTACTATGCCGTTAAGGATAAAGGTATTGCCCCCGCCGCCGCCTAGCTTGTGGTTAGGTATAATTTGTCCCGACGTATTAGGTACAAAGACCTCTTTTCCAAATTCACCCACGCGCACCGGTTGGCCTGCGCGGACTGTTCCGCCCATGGCGCTACCGGTACTAGCGTCGGAAGTTAGCCAATCCCATAATTTATTTTTAACAATTTCGCCAGGCAAAAGATTAAGAATAGGCTTTATCTTTGCATAAGCCGTCGTAAGTTTGTCAATGGCCTTGGCAATATTATTTATCGAATTAGCCGTGGTTTGTAATGCTGTTAGGCCGCTGGTCGCTTCGCTGCTTGTCATAGCTGCAAACAATTTACCGAAACTATCCGCAATATTTACAAGGCTTCGGCCTAGGCTTTCCGCTCCATCACCCTTAAATTCTCCCGCTAATTCTCTGGCGCGGTTGCTCAACCCCTGCGGGTCTTCGCCGCTCATGGCCTTAGCGACACGATTAACAATGTCTAATAAGTCTTTAAGTTTAGGTAATAATTTAACGCCTAAACTTTCTTTCATTTCGTCCCAGCGTTCGGTTAAAATGGCTAACTGCCCCGCGTAAGTTTCCGTATTGGCTTTAGCTGCTCCGCCAAATAATCTAACTAATTCATCTTGGACTAAATTAAAATCTTTACTTTTCTTAATACCTTCGTCTAATGGAATACCTAATTTAGTAAGCGCTCCAAAATTTCCGTCATAGGCTTTACCAAGGGTTAAAGAAACGGTTTCTAAATCCTTGCCCGTTGCCACGCTAATATCCATAGCCAAATTAGTAAGTTCTTGCGCCTTTGTTACCGAACCAGTAGCACGGGCAAGGTTTGCTAATGCTGGCCGTAACTTACTATCTGAAATTCCCTTGGCTAATTGCTGGGTACTTATCCAGTCTTCGCTGGCTTTAATTTGTGCGTCTGTTGCGCCTGTTGTGTTTTGTAAAGCCTTGGCCAATAGTTTCTGGCTTTGTTCGTCTTCAATGGCGGCCTTTACGCCGTCTATACCAATTTTAATAGCGTAGCCCGCGGCAGCTGCTCCGGCGGCTGCAAAAGCTGCGCCCGCCATTTTGCCAAACTTGGCTACCTTGCCGCCGAAAGTCTGGGTATCTTGTCCGGCTTGTCGTAAGCCTTTACCAAATTTATCTACGTCCGCAAGTAAGTTAAGTTTAAGGGTTCTCTGTGTAGCCATTAAATGCTTACCCCCTTAGTCCAATTCGCTAAAACGTCGTCGCAAGCTTCGTGCCACTCTTTAGTAATCTTAGGCTGTAAGCGCCGCAATTCTGGGTAAATCCAGTAGCCCTCGTTACCTTGTCCACGTCTAGGACTTCTATAAGGAAAGCGACGCCCGCCGTTAGGAAATTGTCCCGCTTGACTTGTAGGGTCTGCGCCAAATTCTGAACCATAAAGCACGTCGCCCGAAACTGCGCCGCCGCTAAATTTAACCCGTGACCCGCCAATAGTAATATTAGGTACGCGGTCTTTATTCGCCCTGGTAGTCTGCGCTACTCTCTGCGCTTGTTTATACATTGGGGCGTAACTAGCTGCGGTCTTAATGTCGTCGGCCACCCAACTAGCAATACCTTTAACCCGTTCTTTAAGTTTGGTTTTGCTTTCGGCGTCCATTTCGTTTAGTGCCTTAAATATTTTGCGTACTTCGTCGTCTATGTCCATGCTTACCCGTATGGTTTGCTTATCCGCCATAGTGTCCGTTCCTTTCCGCAATTAGTTCTAAAGCCGTTTCCATATCCGAGCGACGCCATTTTAATAAGTCCCCTAGGGGTATGCCGGTACTAACGGCAATTCTTACTAAATTGGTTCTTATGGTGCTTTTGGGTCTTCGTCTAGCACCTCGACGCCGTCATATTCGGTTTTACGCCATACCTTAGACGTCTTTAACTCCGTATGTCCGGCGAGCCTTGACGCGATAAATAGCATTTCGGATATAACCGTCATGCTGCCTTTCGCCATTTTCGCGGCTGCTTCGTTATATGTAAGTCCTAAAATCTCTTCTAGTTCTATCCATATTTCTATGTCTTCGTCGCTCACTATGTAGTTAGTGCCCTGTTGGGTTTTTATTTCGTACTTCATAAAGTGCCCTGTTCTCTCTAGTTAAGCGCGGGTTACGCTGCCGTCTACTACTGTTAGTTCGACTGTTGTAGTCAATACATCTACTGCGCCGCCGCCTGCTGCTGGGTAATTAGGCAGGACGTTCATAGTAAATGTCGAACCATTTGCGTCGAAACTTGCAGCAATTCCGGTATCTGGCGTTGCTGCTGCTGCGTCCCAAAGTGCGTCGCATAGTGAACCTGCCGCGCCCCAGTCTGCGTACATTTCTACGCTTAGGGTTGCTGTCTGGTCGATAGTCTTGTAAGCGCGGCCAGATAATACCTCTAGCGTTGCTTGGTTTAGTTCTGTTGTTAGCGTTACTGTCGAAGCCTGCGCGTCGTAGCTGTCGCCGTCAATGGTTAGGGTTAAATCCCTACCGGTAATATAAGTTGCCATTAGGCTAACCCTTTCCTTAGTTGTTTGTTGTTACTACCTCAATAGTAAGTGAGCTAGTAAGCATTTGTTGGCCTGTTACTTCTTGTATTTGTGGTTGCGTCCACCCGTTAATAACTGCCGTTCCCGTAGGTAGTTCGTTAAAAACGTCTAGCATTAAACTTTCCATGTTCGCTAGGGCGGCTTGATTATCGGCTGCCCCGACTATTGCGGTTAGTTCAAAACGTACATTTATGCGATTAGATAACCCGCCAATAGCTACTGGGGTTAAGTAAGGCGACGCTGGCACAAGTACCAAGGCGGGCGGCGTAATCTGCTCACGCGGGAATGCGTAAACTACACGCCCAGCCGCGCCTAATGCGCTGGCTAGTGTGTCGCGTAAACTTACTAAATTAGCCATTATCCAACCAGGCTATTAGTGTCTACGTCTTTACCAAGTAAGCCCATAATTCTTTGGAGCATTGAGCGGCCTAAACGATAAGGCGCTGGCGCAAAATCTACGCCTTGTTGTCCCATAGTTCCCTTGCGGGTTTCCCAAATGTCTACGGCTAGGGCTAAACAAGCTTCTCTTACGCTTGCGTTAGCATCATAAAGCGCAGCTTGTGAAGTTAATACGGCTCTACCGTATGGACGTATCGGGGTTTCAATTACGTCGGCGGCGGTAATGGATACGTCAAAACTAGCGGCTCTTCGTGCCGTAACTGTACGCGAACCGTTAAAGGTAGTTGGGCAGCCTGTAACCGTAAGCGCCGAACCTACGACAAAATCGTGCGGCTCTACGGTGTAGTAGGTTGCTACGTTGTCTTCTAGTTCGACGGCCACAATACTAGAGCGGTTAAATTCCAGGTAACTTAAAATAATGTCGCTTGCAGCGTCGGCCACTTGTTGAACTTCGGCGTCCGGATAGATTGAACCAATACCAAGTACCGACTTTAATTCAGAAATACTAATAATTGCCATAGGTTTAACCTTTCCTTATTGGGGTGTAGGGGGGGCACAGGGCAGCACCCCCCCTACGATTATTTGGTCTTACGCGGTCTGTTGGTAAACGCGTACGCCCAAAGGCTTCTTAATAGCCAATGCGCCGTAACCGTAAACGGATACCTCAATCTGGCCTGAACCAATTACGTCCACG